CAACAAAATTGCTGAGGTTGGTAATGATTTTCTGACACTGTTTGATGGTGGTGAACAGACCAAAACTACGAAGTCACGATTGAACGCAATTCTTGGTAAGTTTGGTTATACTTGCGGAACCAAACGTGAGTATGTTTTCCAGAAGCAATTTGAGTGGTTCGTCAACTACTTCAATGCCAAAACTAATCAGATTGAAATCATTCCTTTTGTTGATGGTATGATTCTCACTGCATGATGCACAATTGACCTGGTGATGTCACTAAACTCACCAACAGTTCCTAACACTTTTCTCTTTTTATTATGACCCGCAGCACTGCACTTGGTATGCTCAAAGTTGGCAACAACGGCAACGAGATTCTTCAGATTCTCGATGTTATCGAAGAGGATATTATTCAAGAAAATATCAATGACTGTGCAGAGTATTATGCATCAATCAGTGCCCAATCCTGAGTTCTGAGAGTAACATTATTTCAGAGTGTTACAGAAACCCTCGGTAACACTCTGAACCACCCACCTGGTCCCTATAATTAAGAAGTCAACAGCACACGACATGGCAACTCCAATCTTCACAATCTCACCCGAAATGCAAGCAACTTGGGATGATCTTATGGGGCAATTATGTGCCTTCGTCGATGATACAAACGCCGACGTAGATATGGCATACGATTGGGTGTGTGAGATGCTCGATATTGACTCCTTTGTTGATAACGAAGCAGCATGGAATTCTTTCTATGATGCTTGGCAATCTTGCGACAATCGTGACACTATGGAGTACATGATTGCCTGACTAAGTATCACGAACAGTGTGCCCTCTAAGTTATTCGTAGAGGGCACAATTCTTATTCGTTCGTGTTAGGCAGTTGTTATTATTATGGGGGTTGATTATAAAAAACCATTGGGAACCTAACCTACAGAGGTGACAATTCGACCTCGATATAACACTTAGAAAAAAATTTTCCGAGAGTATAAACCGTCCTCAGGAAGTCGCATATATAATTCGTCGATGGGTTTTATTGCCCGTCAAAAAATTTCGCAGAAAAAAATTGGTCCTATATGGAAAAACTATATCATATCTACGCAGGTACTAAATGTCTTTTTCCTAATATCAAGGAAGAGGATTTTGCCACCACGTGGAATACTGTAAAGGGCATGGTCGGTCTCTTAGAAACTGACTATACCGTAGACGATCTCTCTTACGAGGTAGTCACTATTAATCGTCAACAAATGCAAGAAGCATCTTATTGACAAACTATACATACACTGATAGAATTGATCTGAAGGTTATTCAAAACTATGGCAAAAGGATTTACTGTTAAGGCAAATGCACCAAAGAAAAAGAGTGCAGTTGCTGAGTTTGACATTAATGCAATCAAAGAACGGATGAAGGGTAAGAAGATTGTCTTCTGTCTACCTGGACGTGGTTGCTCATTTACGTTTCTCAAAAACTTTGTACAACTGTGCTTTGATCTCGTACAGAATGGAATGAGTATCCAGATCAGTCAGGATTACTCATCCATGGTTAACTTTGCACGTTGTAAGGTACTTGGTGCAAATGTACTACGAGGTCCCAATCAGAAACCCTGGGATGGTAAACTAGAGTATGATTATCAACTCTGGATTGATAGTGACATTGTATTCAATACTGAAAAGTTCTGGCAACTCTGTGATAGTGCGATTGCTGCTGATGGTACAGAGAAAGAAGTAGTTGCTGGTTGGTATCTCACAGAAGATGGGAAAACTTCTTCTGTTGCCCACTGGCTTGAGGAAGAAGACTTCCGTTCCAATGGTGGAGTCATGAACCACGAAACCATTGAGACACTACCGAATCGTAAGAAACCATTTACAGTTGACTACACTGGTTTCGGATGGGTACTGATCAAGAATGGTGTCTTTGAAAGTCTTGAGTATCCCTGGTTTGCTCCTAAGATGCAAGTCTTCGAGTCTGGTGCAGTACAAGACATGTGTGGAGAGGACGTATCATTCTGTCTCGATGCGAAGGAAGCAGGATTTGATATCTGGTGTGATCCTCGCATTCGTGTCGGTCATGAAAAGACGCGGGTAATCTGATATGAACATCGACATCTATTATCAAGGTAATAAGATGTATTCTAATGTCACTCATGAGGAAGCAGCAGATATTCTTCATGAGTTGGCAATAGAACGATATGAAGAAAAAAATGATATCGACTTAGATCAATTAGAAATCATTCAACGTGTTGAGGACTCTGAATAAGGGTCCTTTTTTATGTGCCGCGCGTTTCTCTCGATGCCCGTAACCTCTCGTTCGATGAGAGGGTGCTAGAAGGACCTGTAAGATGTGTGTAGATATCCTTAAGACCCTTTACATATCTGCAATGTTATTATATAATATAGGGGTAAACACAACGGAGTTACATGGCAGTACGTTCAAAGATCGGTCTATCAGGTGCTAACTTTATGCCTGGTAAGCCCAAGAAGACTCGTCAGGGTTGTAGTCAGCATACCAAACTTGCAGCATCCTCACGTAATGGCAAAAAGAAACGTTATCGTGGACAAGGACGGTGATACATAGAACAGATCTTAACTGTTCTTAATGCCAGCACTTATTTGTAATCTTCCATCGACGGAAGTATGGGTTAGAAAAGAATATCTCACAGATCATCAGTTTGGTCATGGTGAGTTTGTCAAGGGCGTTTGGGTATCGGCAAAGTCGATGCCTGGACGTGCTTTTTATTTTGAGACATATTTGCCTGAATATGCAGCAATGTACGATAAATTGCCCATCAGTGCCTTTTTATCGAAACCTGAAACTCCAGATCCTGATATGAATCTTCCAAATCTTCAATTTTGGAACTGTATGGACTATGGAGTAGTGGCAGTTCAGAAGCAATTTATTGGTTCCATGGACTATGAACTGTATACAAGGGATTTTGGCATCCAAAAAGGCACTTATGTTTGCACTTTAGACAATTATCATCAAGATCCTGACGTTGTTGACTATGCAACAAGTGAAAATCCTGCTGAACATAAGTCACATAACCTCATTGAACTTGAAAATGGGCAGTATGCACTGTATCCGAACAACAGAATGCGTATTTTTGACAACAGTTTGACTCCAGAAGAGCCAAAAATGCCTGATTTTAAGGTTTCGACCGAATATTACAGTGTTGAAAACGGTTTTGAACGTCTTGGAATGGGTCGAGAGGATGAATATTTCTGGAAAACTGCACAAGAACGCAAAAAAGAGGAAGAAAAACCCGAAGAAATGTATAAATCACAAGAAGGAAGGTTTTTAGATCCGCAATAATTGTCTAAATAGGTTGATAATACCTAGTTTGTGTATACTAATGCCTTTAGAACGGGTAAGTAGAGGATTTAGAGACCTAAGTATGACCTTTAGTCGTAATCCTTTATCTAATGACTTAATTCAATTGAAAGATGCCACTGCTATTGGTAGGGCAGTTCGTAATTTAGTGATGACTCATACTAGTGAGAGGTTCTTTCAACCCAAATTAGGGTCTAGAATATCAAGATTGCTCTTTGAACCAATGACTGCAATTCTTGCAGATCAGATCAAAGATGAAATTAGGACTACAATAACTCAATTTGAACCAAGAGTTAGACTTAATAAAGTAGTCTGTATACCTAATTATGAAGGAAATGACTATGAAATAACAATTAGGTACACTATTGTCGGCATTGACATTCCTCCACAAGAACTTAATTTCGTATTACAACCAACAAGATAAATGGCAATCACAAATTTTACAAGTCTAGACTTTGAGGATATCAAAGATACACTTAAATCGTATTTACGTTCTAATAGTGCGTTTACGGACTATGATTATGAGGGATCCACTTTATCCGTAATTATTGACCTACTTGCTTATAATACTTACATTGCAGCATATAATGCAAATATGCTTAGCAATGAAGTTTTTATTGATAGTGCGACTTTAAGAGAAAATGTAGTCTCTCTTGCACGAAACGTTGGTTATCTACCAAGACCTAGAACTTCCTCACAAGCAAGAATTAGTTTCTTTATTAATACTGGTGACTTTCCATCAGCACCTCGTTCTATCACACTTAGAAAAGGTAACGTTGCAGTAAATACCAATAATAGATCTACTGGAGGATTTACCTATTGTGTTCCTGATGATATTACAGCAACAATTTTCCAGGATAGAGCATCTTTTGATGATATAACGATCTATGAAGGAACTCTAATCAGTGAAGAGTTCACTGTAAATAGCAGTATTCAAAATCAAAGATTTATTCTTTCTAATATAGGTATTGATTATTCAACAATTAGAGTTGTTGTGAGGGATAACTTCTTCTCCAATGATGCCATAACCTATAAAATGGCAACATCAATCACAGAAATTGATGGGACATCTAGAGTATTCTTTATACAAGAAGTAGAAGATGAAAAATATGAAATTATTTTTGGTGATGGTGTATTTGGTAGAGAATTGGTCAATGATAATTTAATTCAAGTATCATACATCACTTGCAATGGTGCTGATGCGAACGGAGCATCATCATTTAAAATAAATGGTAACTTCTATGACAATAATGACAATTTAATTGCAAGAAATATATCTGATGTAATTTTAATTCAAGCATCTAGAGGTGGTTCTAGTATTGAATCTGCACAATCCATTAAAAATTATGCAACTAGATTTTATTCATCTCAAGGAAGAGCAGTTACTTCAAGAGATTATGAGACTATTGTGAGAAGTATATATCCAGAAACTGATTCAATTAATGCTTTTGGTGGAGAAGAACTTGATCCACCAAGATTTGGGAAAGTTTTTATTACAATCAAACCAAAATCTGGATTATTCTTATCAAACACTTTAAAAGATAGTATTAAGAAAGAACTTAGAAGTTATTCTGTAGCAGGAATTGTACCAGAGATTCTTGATACAAAATTCCTATATGTCGAGGCTGATGTTACTGCATATTATAATCCATCATTGGTAAAAGATGCATATTCAGTAAATCAAAGTGTAACTAGAACTTTGGAAAAATTTGCTGATAGTGAAGAAATGAATATGTATGGATCCAGATTTAGATATACTAATTTTACAACATTAATTGACCAATCCGATCGATCAATTACTTCAAATATTACGGAAGTAAGAATTCGTAGAGATATGAGGGCAATATTAAATAGATTGGCAGAATATGAGATTTGTTTTGGTAATGCATTCCGTACAAAAACTGCAGGATACAATATTAAATCTAGTGGATTTAAAGTAAGTGGTATAAGTAAGACGGTATATTTTTCCGATATTCCTGGTTCTGATAATAAGGGTGAACTTGTTCTAATTACTATTCCAGAACCAACAATCACAGAAACTGGTACAGAAGATCAAATAAGATCTACTGCAGAAGTCATAAGAAGGAATGTTGGAACCGTAGACTATACAAAAGGTGAAATTAATATTAGTGCAATAAATATAACATCAACCGAAATCGAAACAAATCAAACAATACAATTATCAACAGTTCCAAGATCAAATGATATCATTGGACTTCAAGATTTATTCTTGCAATTTGATACTGGTGAATCTAATATAAATGTTATTGAAGATAGCATTTTATCTGGAGCTGATCCTACTGGAACTAGATTTATCTCTACACCATCTGTTTTCGATAACAACGTCATCCGACCAAGACTTTAATTTAAACATAAAATGGATATAAGAAGAATTCGTCTATCACAAGTTCTGGAAAATCAAATTCCAGATTTTATAAATGATGAATTTCCGTTATTTAAGGAATTTTTACGTCGATATCAAGAGTCTAACGAAATTCCAGGAGCTCCCTATGATTTAATGTCTAACATTGACAAATATGTCAATTTAGATAATATTTTATTGACTCCAAGATCAACAAGAATGGTTGTTGTTGGTGATAATTTAACCTATGATGAAGATGTAATTAAAGTTGAAAGCACTGCTGGATTTCCATATGCTTTTGGTTTATTGTGTTTGGGTCGATTGGATGAAGATAGTGATCCATATGAGATCGTAACATATACATCAAAAACAGACACTGAATTTAGAGGTGTAATTCGTGGATTTAGTGGTATAACAGAAATTGGTGATGAACTAGTATTTAAGAGCACTGCTAAAAAAGAGCACTTTGATGGAACTCCAGTCATAAATCTAAGTGCATTATTTTTAGATGAATTTTTCAAAAAATTAAAATCTCAAATTGCACCAGGTTTTGAAGAAAGAATTTTAAATTATGATGTAAATGAGAGATTATTTTATAAGCATGTGGGGGATTTTTACAGATCCAAGGGAACAAGAAAAGCATTTGAAGTTTTATTCAAAGCATTATACAATAAACCAGTAGATGTAGTTATTCCATCAGATTATGTTTTTGAGTCTAGTTCTTCATCTAATAGAAAAACCAGAGATTTAGTTCTATATTCTGACGATCAAACAACAGACTTTACTGATATTTTATTACATAGAACGTTAAAACAACCAGAAAGTGATGCGATTGATGATCCCGATCAACTTACTGCTTATGGAACAGTTACTAATGTAGAAAGAATAGAAAGAAATGGTATAAGATATTATCTTGTAAGTCTTGATGGAGATTATGATAAAGATATTAGTGTTGATGGTACAGTTTTCGGAACATTTGTAACAACAGCAACTACAAAAATTATTGAAGATTTTGTCGGTGTTAATGATGAATGGCCAGAATTTTTACAAGCAGACTCTACATTATCGTTTGATGATTCTGGAACTCTCGATGTTTATAATGTTGTTAATAATGAGTTTGTTGTAAAATCATTATCATATTCAGGAAAAACTGTAAATGAGTTTTTCGACATATCTGATGCAGATTTTGATATTTCTAGAGGAACTTTACTTTCTTCTAGAAGATATGCATATGTTGATGTAAGCGATGAGGAAACATATTTCTTTAGAGTTACTCAAGTTTTAAGTGGTATTAAACCAGATGAAAGTTCATATTTTGAAGAAGATGATCCAATTAAATTCAATACTTTGGGATTAAGAGAGGAATCTACAAAATATAATGATTGGAAATATAATAATACTGCCACATACAATATTTCAAATTTAGAGTTATTAAGTAAAATTAATAAAACTTATAGATGTACTGTTGATGGTAATTTTGATTTAGTAAACTCTGATAAATTTTTCTTAATTGATAATAATAATAACACATATAATGTTTCTGTGGCTGCAAGAGAAAGTATTAGTGAGTATATTTTAACTTCAGATTCTTTAATTGATCTAACACCACCAAGATCTTTTACAATTGAAAGAAAACTAAACAAAGCAAACTTTACATTTTTTCCAGAAGCAAACAATTATATAAGTGATGTTCAAAATATTTACAGACCAGATTCTTTTGCTGATGAGATGTATATTGCTGCATCATCATTACCAAATTATGGAAATTTGGCATTGAGCACAAATGATAAAAGAATTATATTTAGTGTAAATATTGCAACTGACTTAACTGGAAATAAAAATATTAAAATTGGACGAGATGGTACACCATCAACTCCTGAATTAAATCACTCATTTTATACTGGTGACTCTATTATATACTCTGAGGAGGATGAAAGTAATACATTAAAGACATTTGATGGTGATGATAATCTTATCGATCTACCTAATGGAAGATATTATGTTACCGTTGTTGATACAAAAACTATTAAACTATCTACAAGTTTGAATAGAGTTTACACTAAGGATTATTTGTCAATAGTTGGAAATGTTACTGATAATACTTTCTACTACTCTGATTTCTTTGATATAGAAAAAGTTCTTAATATTGATGAACCTTTTGTTTTAAAATCAAAGAGAATAATTAAAAAAATCACAAAACCAGTAGATCAGGCAGTTCCGATTATAACACGTCCTGGAAAAATTGGTATTTTTAGAAATGGTGTTGAACTTATAAACTATAAATCAAAAAATAATATTTACTACGGTGGAATTGAAGAAGTAGAAATACTATCTGGTGGTCAAGATTATGATATTATCAATCCACCAACATTAGAAATCTTCGATGGTGAAAATGCCGATGGTGTTAATAATGGTGGTATTGGTGCAACGGGTAACTTTGTAATTCAAGGATCTGTAAGGGAATTGAAAGTTCTTGGTGGAGGTTATAATTATGTAAATAATCCCACTGTAAAAATTATTGGTGGTAATGGAACATCATGTGATGTTTCTCCAGTGATGGAATCTTATACTCATGGTGTAACCATTGATTCCAGTAGTGGATTTAATGTTGGAATATCTACGAACACAATTATTACTCTTGAAGATCATATATTTGCTCCTGGAGAAAGAGTTATCTACAATTGTGAATTGAATGATCAGGAAATTGGTGGTTTAAAAAATAAAGCAATCTATTATGTTGGTGTAGTTGATAATACTTCATTTACTCTTCACAATTCTGAAGCTGACGCTAAAAATAATATTAATGCAATTGATTTAGTTGATTTTGGAGAAGGATTTCACAAATTTGATGCTGTAATTAAAAAGAAAAGACTTTCATCATTAAATGTAAATTATTCATCAGAAGATTTTACATTCAGAAAGGTTTCGTATGATCCATCAGTAGTTACTTCACCTATTGATTTTTATACGAATAATATCAATCTTCCAAATCATGGATTTAGTAGTGGTGAATTAATTACATATGATTCAACTAGTACACCAATTGCAGGTTTAACGAGTGGTACTAATTATTATGTAACCAAAGTAAATAATGATAACTTCAGATTATCATCTATTGGTATTGGAACCTTAACAGATGATTACTATTATAATTCAAAAATTTATGTAGATTTATCAACATCAGGTGTTGGTAGACAATATTTTAGATATCCAAATATTGAAGTTAATGTTACACCATCAGGAAATGATCCATTTTCAATACAACCACAAATTTTACCAATTGTAAGAGGTGAAATTAAGGAAGTATTTTTAGAGGGTCATGGTGTTGGATATGGATGTACAAATATCTTTAACTATGAAAGACAACCAAATATATCTGCAGAACCAGGTAAACTTGCTTCCGTAAAACCATTCATTATCGATGGTGAAATTAAATCAATTATTATTCAAAATTCTGGTCAAAAATATGTTTCTACACCAACAGTTCAAATTTTTACTGATGGTAATGGTTTTGGTGCGGAACTCATTCCAATTATTGATAGTGATGGAAGACTAAAAGATGTTATTGTAAAGAATGGTGGTGCTGATTATAATGATGCAACGGAAATAGAAATAGTATCTGCGGGTGCAGATGCTAAATTTAAAGCAAAAATTATAAAATGGAATGTAAACGAGGTAGAAAGAGCACTTAATAGTAATCAAATATATGACGATGACGGATTTTTACATCAAGATTCAACAATATCAATTAGAGAAGCTGACGATTACGGTATCCTTCAATACGGTCATTGTTATGCCCCAAGAAAGTTAAGACAAACAGTTTATAATAAAAAGGTTATTAATGGAAGAACTACATTTAATCCAGATTTAGTTTTAGATAATCTGAACCGAGAGACCGAATCCACATTACACTCACCCATTTTAGGATGGGCATATGATGGAAATCCAATTTATGGTCCATATGGATTTGCAAATTCAGATGGAACTGGCGGTGTCAAGAGAATGCAAAGTGGATATAAAAAGAGAGCTATTGCAAATAGACCATCAGTTACAATATATCCTTTGGGATTTTTCTGTAATGATTATGAATGGTTTAGTGATGGAGATTTAGATGTCTTTAATGGAAGATTTTGCGTAACACCAGAGTATCCAAATGGTGTTTATGCCTATTTTACTACAATAGGTAATAATGATTCTTCTTTTAAAAACTTTAAATTGCCAGAATATCCATATGTTATTGGTGAAAGATTTAAATCAAAACCAATTGAGTTTAATTTTAATGCTGATATAAATCAAGGATCATTTTTCTCAGAAGACAGTGATGTAATAATAAAAAATTATAAATTTAATGGTCTTTTAAGAAATATTACTCCTCAAAATTCATCTACAGAATTTGGTAATTATAATTATCTTTTTAATCCAACAGAAGTAATTGACATCAAGTCGAGAGTAAAATCAGTAACTCCTGGAAAAGTTGATAATATTATAGTATTTTCTGGTGGAAAAGATTTTAAGATAGATGATAAAATTATTTTTAGCGAAAGTGGTGGAAATACTAGGAGACCACTTGGTAGAGTCGTAAGTGTTGGTGGAACAGATGTTTCAAGTGTTTCTGTAGCAACTTCATCCATAATAAATGCGGAAATTGTTTCCAATCCACAAACGGGAAATGTCGTTGCAATTTGTAGTGGACCTCATGATCAATACACTGGTCCAGGAAGAGTTGATGATCTGAGCAATGAAAATGAATTTGGTGCGGAGTTAATTGTAGTAACTAGAGATTTAGAATTATCTGGAATTGGAACTGGAAATGTAATTGACCTACCATCAGTAACTGGTATTGTTACTTATATGAAAGTTTTTGGAATAGATTCAACTCAAAATATTATTAAAATTCTTCCAAATGATGTTTATAAAATTAAGTATGGAAATTTTGAAGAGCAGGTCAAAATTCTAAACATCGATTCTTTTAATTCTAGACTTAGAGTTCAAAGAGAAGTAAATGGAACAATTGGAACAAGTTATCCAGTAGGAACTGCATTATCTGAGCACTCAAGAAAATTCTTGATTAATGGGTATAGTAATTCTGGTTCTAGGTTTAATACTCAATATTATTTTGATCCTAGAGAATCTGTTGGTCTTGGTGTTGGATCTACTTTAAATATTTCAAATCCTGGTGCAGGAAGTACTTCGATATTTGTTGGTGGTGATAAGATTTACCTCCCAAATAACACTTTACAGGTCAATGATAAAATTTACTATGATTATGATAATGGTCCAATACAAGTAGAATCTTTTGGTGATAATTTTAACCTAGTTAAGGATAGACCATATTATGCATATCCATTTCCTAATGGATATGTTGGTGTGTCCTCTAGACCTGTCGGTGTTGGATCAACTGGACCTGTTGGTTTGGGAAGTGTAACAGAACTATTAACATTTACAAGTCATGGTTCTGGTGATAATCATAGTTTCTTCACAAGATATGATGATGTAAAGAGAGTTGATATAACAACTTACGAGGCAACCTTTACAACGTCTCAAAAACACAATTTACTTTTTGACGACGAGATTACTACTGATTGTCGTCCAAATATTGAAAAAACCTTACAAGTTTTTTATAATGAAGAAAATAATAAATTTGCTGTAGGTAAATTTGACTTTGTTCATAATGATATCAATGTTAAATTCAATACCATCACTATTAATAATCATAGATTAAGAAATGACCAAACTCTAATTTTAGAATCAGTTGCTCCTCCTGGTGGATTACAAGATAATGGTGTTTATAGGGTTAGTGTTGTTAATAAAAATACAATTAAACTTTTAGAACATAACATTGATAGTGTTGTAGATATTACAAATCAATCCACTGGTAGATTCCTAGTAATTAATCCGCCAATTGAATTAATAAAAGATAAAACTCTTGTATTTGATGTATCTGACTTTAGTCTCTCATATGTAAGAAATAACATTAGATACTCTGCATTTGAGTTTAAATTCTTTACTAATAAAGAATTAACCCACGAATTTTTATCGTCTGGGAAAGATGATGATTTTAGTGTAACTACAGAAGGTAGGTTGGGTGTAGATTTAAATGCTAAAGTAAAATTAAAGTATGATAGTCATTTTCCAGAAAAACTTTATTACATTTTAGAACCATTAAAGAATCCACAGGTTCCAGTAGCATATTCATTAAGTTCTTTAGATAAAAATAATGATAATGTTATTGACTTTGTAGATAGTCCAATTTCTGGAACATTTAATGTTAGAAAACCAACTGATACTACATTCTCATACAGATTATTTGATGAACCAGATTCTAACAATTATGTTGCTGGACTTGCTACAATAACATATTCTACAATTTCAACGACTGCTTCTGGTCCAATTAATGAAGTATCATTTGTATCTAAAGGTTCAAATCTAGTAAAACTTCCTTTGATTGAAAAAGTAGATTCTGAAACTGGTATCGATTCTATTTTATTCCCAAGATCAAAATCAATTGGTATATCTAGAAATATTGAAATTAATGATATTGGGTTTGATTTCCCTTCAGATACTACATTAAGACCTAGAGCATATACTCCTACAATCTATAAGATTGACCCATTAACATCGATCGGAACTATTGATGTCATTGAAAAAGGAACTAGATATACAGTTTTGCCAGATCTTGTTCTTATTGATGGATATACTAATAAAATTGTTGATGATGTAGATTTACGTTATGTAAATGAAGATGGTTTTAGAGTTGATGTTATTAAGAACACTAAAAACTTATATGATGTAGAACCAAGATTACTTCCAATCAACAATAGTAATGGTTACAAAATTTTGACCCTAACATATGATAGTGGAAGTAAAGATGCTACTGTCGTTTTAGATGTTGTTGGATTTAGTACAATAACTGCTTGGCCATTCCCTGTTGGTGAAGAGTTTATGATTGAAGGTGTTGTGACGAAGGATCCTGATAATGATGAGGGTTATAATTCTGTAGATTATGATTATAAGAAGTTATTTACTGTAAAAACTGCTGATCCAAATATTGGTGGTCAGGTTCCGTCATTCACCTTCAACATGGGTGATTTTGTTAAAACTACTGCTGGACCAGGAATATTTAATGATTTGATTACCTCTGGTAGAGTAATTCCGAAGAGTTTGTTCCCAACATTTAATGTAAATAGAGTTGCTAACAAATATTTTGAAAATGAAGTTATTACAAATGGCACTTCAGAAGATTTGGTAGTTTCTTGGGATATTAAAAATGAATTATTGAAGGTATTTACAAGTTTCCCAGAAAGATATCAAGTTGGGGATGTCATAAAAGGAAAAACATCTGCATCCAGCGGAACTTTAACAGAAGTTGTCGGTATTACTTCACTTACTTATAATCTTGGCGCATCAAATGCCGATAGATATAAACCATATGATAGAAGAGGTTTCTTAAATGAAGAAACTCAGAGACTTCATGATAGTGATTATTATCAGTACTTCTCATATTCCTTGAAATCAGAAGTTGGAATTAGTAGTTGGAAAGAACCTGTAGAATCTTTAGCACACCCAGCTGGATTTAAGAAATTTAGTGAACTTCAAGTTATTTCTGCTGATCAGCAACAACTTGGGATTAATAGCACAGGAATTTCTGCTGATCAAAATGAATCTGGTTTTATTGGAATTTCTGATTTTACATCAGTATATGATTTAAATTGTGTTCATGATATCGATTTAGTAACTGAAAATAACATTCTCAATAAAACGTCAGATGAAATTAGATTTAATTCACTAATTTTGGTTGACTACTTTGAATCTATTGGAAATAGAGTTCTTATTGTTGATGATATAAGTGGCGAATTTAATAGCAATGCAAGGCCAACTGCTTTTGCAACTGTAGATACTTTTAGTTTAAGTAAGTTCAGATCTAAAAAATATGTGATGTTTACTTCTAATAAGAAGTTCCCTGGTGAAAGACAAATGATTATTGTGAACGTAATTCATAATAACATTTATGGATTCTTAACTCAATACGGTAGAGTTGAAACTAATAATGTCCATGGATATTTTGATATTGGAATATTTGAAGATAATGGATTACTTTTATTCTATCCAATCGAATATAGATTTAGTGATTTTAACATTAGTGGATATCAATATACTATTTCAGACACGATTAGTGGAGTTGCAACTCATTACATTGGAAACAGTGATTCAATTGGTTTTGCTGGAATTCAAACTGCAGCATTGCCTCAAGGAACTTCTACATCTACAAAAATTGTAGGTATAGATTCTTCTTATAGATCTGCTAAAGTTCTAGTAACCCTAGAAAGTTCTGACCTACAATACTTCCAGTATGATGAATTTAATATTATTCATGATGGAACAGATATTCATAATATTGAGTTTTCAACATTAGCAACTGATAACTTTGCTAACCAAGATGTTTCTCTTGGTATTGGTACATATCAGTTTGAATATAATGGTAATGATATTGAGGTTAGACTGACACCAAATAGTGGATTATCCACTGCATACGATGTATCTTCTACTGTTGTAGCAATTTCAGACACATCTAGAACTGCAATTGGATCTAGTTTGTTTAATACTACATTGACAACTGTTGGACTTGGATCAACTACATCAATTTCACCATTTGCTGGAGTTAATACTTCTATCCAGTTGCTTGAGTTTGACACATCATATAAAGGATTCAATGCTTATGTAAGTATTGAAGACATGACGAATAATATTGTTCAGATGTCTGAATTGGTCTTTACTCATAATGAAACTGATGCTTATATTACAGAATTTGGTAGAGTTAGTAATCGTGGAATTTTTGAGGATGTTGGTCTAGGAACATTTACAACTTATGTTGATCCCTCTACCAAAAAAGCAAGACTGGAATTTGTTCCATATCCAGCAGATCCTGGATTTACAAGAGAAATTGAAGTTCGTCTGTTCACGCATCAACTTCAATTGGTTGATCTTGGTATTTCGGATAGTTACTATGATTATGAAAATGGTAGATTCTCTACACTGCATGGAGTTTACACTGGAACTGAAAATGATATCAAGAGAAGTTTTGAACTAAGGCATCAGGGTGATTTAATCTTTGAAAGAACATTTGACTCTACTTCTTTAGGAACTACAGTTTCTACAGATGAAAACGTTTTGATTCTACCAAATCATTTCTTTGTCACTGGTGAACTTGTCCAATATACAGTTCCAAATGATGATGATGTTAGAGTTGGAATTGCTACAACTACAGTTGCTGGAGTCGGAAGTACAGATAAACTACCAACTAATCTATATGTTGTTAAGGTTAACGATAGTAAGATTAAGTTTGCTGACACCGCAGAAAATGCTCTCAAGTTCAACCCCGAAACACTTACTTTGAATAGTGTTGGTGTTGGAACATTACACAAGATTACTGGAACTAATAAAGATGCTAAGGGTATCTTTACAATTGATAACATGATGCAGTCTCCAGTTGTTGGACTAGCAATTACAACATCTGTTATTGAAGATATTAGTCTAGATTTGACATTAATCAATACTGCAGGAATTACCTCATTCTTTGCAAATGACGTTATTCAGATTGA